CATCTTCAACAAGCCCATCAATAATGCTCTGAGCGTCACTTAACGTCAGGTAAGTGTTAGCCGAAGCTCCACCAACGGTCGCATCAAGAGTGATCGCCATTAACTTGCTCCGGCTTGGGCTTTACTGTCCGACGCCGACGTTTCGGTTTCGGCTTATCCTCAATTTTAGGCTCTGCAATAGAAAGAGAGGCCGCCTCGTTAGAGACGACCTCGCGATCACGCATTCGCCGGAAAGCGAATAGCCCCATAATCAGGAAGCAGCAGCTTTGATCACTGCATAGTTCAGCACAAGTGCTTCACCAGCAGTAGTGCCAACGTTGCTCAGGGTCACATCAAAGGAACCAGCAGCAACAGCGCTAATGCTCACAATGTAGGTACCAGTAGAGGCGCCAGATTGCAGGCTGATAATCACCACATCGGTAGCGGCGACTTCGCTATTGGTGACGGTGAAGGAAACTTCAGCGCCACCAGCCAAAGAAGCGTCGTGAGTGGTGATCTGACCGCAGGCGTTGTTCAGGGTCACGCCTGTTGCTTTGCTGGTGCCTTGGGTCACGGCGCCGCCAGAGACGTAGCCAATTGCCTTACCAGCAGAAACCTCAAAAGAAGATGCCATCGTTAATTACCTCCTATCAATCCATGTTGGAGACGTTGGTGGCGCGCACGATGCCGATGTTCTTCAGCTCATACACCTTCGACCAGTTGCCGACGGTTGCAAGCTGTGCGCGAGTTGGGTTGACAGTAGTCACAGCCCACTTAGCACCCACAGGGTGATAGCAGTAATGAAGGTCAACGGCCATGGCATCACTTTTAGCGAGCACATCGCGGTCCACTTCCACCTGAGTGCCAGCCTGCTCACCAGATGCAACAGCACCTTGAGTGAAGAAGTAAGTGCCGTACTCAGTAGAAGCACCGGAGCCGGTGGTTTCCACATCATCGGACACAATCACCCGCAGACCCATGTAGGTAGGCACTGAAGGATTGCCATAAGCGCCAGCCAGAGAACCACCAGATTGAGTGGTGCTGGTGCCGCGAGCATCGTCGGTGCTGACGTAATCAATAGCGCGACGCTCAACCAAGTCAAAATACACTTTAGAGTGCATTGCAACGGCGGTCAGCTTTTCGCCTTGATCACCCAGAATTGCACGGGCTTCAGCAACGTGACGAGGTGACAGAGCAGTAGGAGTGTCACCGCTTTCGGAATCGATGCAAAGATCGAAGAAAGCAGAGCTGCTGGTGTTAGCGTTCAGCGAACCAAACACACCGCTCAGGCAGTTGATCAGATCCTTCTGACGCTGGTTGGCGATGTACTCACCCAGCTTGGCGCCAATGGCGGCCATAGGATCAGAACCTGCAGCAAGAGCAGCCAGATCGCGTGCTTCAAAAGCACGGCCACGGTGCAGAATCACACCAATCTGCTTGTCAGCAGTGATCTTGCCAGGAGTTAGTGAAGAGCTGTCGGACAGCACCTCAAAATCGCCGGAAAGGTTTGCTTTCCAGAAAGGAACGTTGATGAAATCACCGCCCTCGGTGGCATTCAGCTCAGCCATCGGCTGGACCACACCGCTTGCCAGGAAGGCATCACGCTGAGTGGTTTGCTCGATAACGTAAGGCGTAAATACCTCGGGGATGATGATGTCAGAGCGAAGAGTCGCCATGACTAAAAATCCTCAAGAATGACGTTTACGGTGTGGGCGTAACCCGATCTGGCTCCGCGTAGCTTTGCCTTCACAAAAAGTTTAGCGTGCCGCTGCAGCTTTCAACCTTTCGTACAAATCACGATCGGTTTTATACAACCGTGACTGTTCTGTCAGATTGAATGATTCAGGCGCAAATGGATTCTTTGTGCCTGCCGGAATCTCATTAGAACTGCGACCAGCCGGTGCGCCACTGCCTTGAGGCTTTGGCTGCTTCTGCATCCATGCAGGCAGTGATTGCTTTGCCCAATCGCCAACAGGTGTGCGCTGATAACCGTCAACGACTACAACCGTGCCGTCAGCTTCACGTTGGATTTGATCCTTGTTCAGCTTAGTTTTGAGCACAAGGTCGGGATCATGCACAATATCTGCCAAGGCAGAAACCGCAGGTGAGATCAGCTCAAGTTCTTTAACGCGTGCCTCTAGTTCAGCAATGCGTTGATCTTTCTCTGCCGTGACTTCGCGAAATTGCTGCTCAAGCGCTTGCCTAGCTTCGGTGTATTTGCCTTCTGATTCAAGCTTTGATTGCTCAGCCTGACGCTTAAATTCCTTTAGCGCTTGGTAATCATCGGGAACCTCGCCAATCAGCTCTTTCTTTTGGAGCTTGCCGATTAGCTCAAAGTTCTTCCTTTCAAGAGATTCAATGCTGTTCTTCAGCTTTGCGATCTCATCAGGGCTGGCGCCTTCAACAGGCGTAGCCTGCTGATTTTGCTCTTCAGACATGAATAACTCGTAGAGTTAATTGCAGTCAAATAATATCACTTTTGGCGCTTTGGGGCTTTACGCAATTGTGATTCACGCTTGAGCACAGGATTGCCAGTCGATTCAGACTTCACCCGAATCACGGGATCATCCTTGCTGCCGACCCGCACAATGTTGCCGCCAGACGGACCTTTGATCATGGCGCGTTCACCAGCTATCCCGGTGACGACGCCGTAAGTGCGCTTGCCTTGATAGGTCCAGCTGACACGATCACCACGCTTCACTTTTTCTTGCCTCCTTTCTTTTTGGAGCCTTTGGGCATCTTCTTGCCGCCGTAATGACTAGGCATCACAGTAAAGCGAATCAATTCAGCCTAACGCCGTGGCTTGCGCTTACGCGTCTTGCCAGCCTGAGAGAATGCAATCGCTGCAGCTTGCTGCCGGGAATAACCTTCTTTGATTAGCTGACGGATATTCTGCGAAATCGTCTGCTGAGACTTACCTTTCTTTAACGGCACCGTATCTGCGGCGGAGCTGATCCAAGGTTAGCTCTGAGCCATCATCTCGAACCATCTTGGCAATAGCATCCTTTGGGCCATACTTGTTTGACAATCTTGTAAAGTAAGCAACTTTTTCAGGTCCAAGCACTTCAGCTTGCACTGCTTTCGACTGTTTGCCTAACCATTGCCCGTAACTTTCACTAGCAGGCACCGGGCCATCCATGCTTGCACGCCTACCAGGCTTCGGCGGTGTAAAACCTAATCGCTCATAATCAATCACCGGCACAGTTGTCGATCGACAATTAAAATGCTGCGGCGGCATTGGACCTTTGCCATACTCAAACTCCCGACCGTCAAGCGCTCTGCAGATCGCAGATGTGCGCGTGTCAAGCGTCGCAACATACCGATATTTTTGAGTCACGTCTTGATTGGCTTCGTAAACCTGTTGTGATGCAGCATTGCTCACTTGATTGATGCTTGTACGCACAAGCGCCATCACCTGATTGTTTGCAACCGTCGTAGCCTGACCGCCAGCAGCAGCAACTTGCTTAATGCTGCCAGGCTGATTAAAGCGAAGCCGACCCTTGAGCTTGCGAGCAATGTTGTCCGTGCTTTCGCCTGTTAGCAGACCATTCCGCACAACTTGTGAAAATAAATCGGCTTGATTTTCAGCAATGCCACGAAATGCTTTCACAACGACCTGCCCATTTGGCAACGTAATCGTTGTGCCCTGTGCGGCAGTCAAGCTGAATGTTTGCGGTGCGCCTTGCACTGCAGCGACAAGATCATCAGACAGCGTGACAACATTAAGCTGCGTCGGATCAGTCGTCACTACAGCTTGCGCAAACTGCGGGGAGATTTCAACCGTGTTGACAATGCTGCGGCTGCCAGCAGGTAAAACCTTCTTTAGTTGCTCTTCGACAAATTCAGATTGCAACTCAGCCAAGCCTTGCAGCTCAAGTGCTGTAATCTCCGTCGAATCACCAGCCCAAGTCGCAAGTGACTCCTTTAACTGTGCCAAAATTGATCTCAACCTTGCAGCCTTAAACGACTCATCAAGATCCTCAATTGCACGAAGCTGAGCAACAGAGTCCAAAATAATGTCGTTGTAAGCATTGATGATCCGCCTCGCAACACTGTTGCTATACCGATTGAGATCAATCGCGTTTCGATACAGACTGGCGGGCGTGGTCATTAGTCAATGATTCCCAAAAGCTCCGGCTCAATCTCAGTCAAAATTGAGACATCGGCACCGCCGCGCAAAGCTTCTCCCACAATCATTGCAAACTGTGGAATCATATCTTCTGCAGACTCGTCTTCATAAATAAGCTTGATTTCAGTCACATCGTACACTCCCTCTTCTGTAAACCAAGAAAGGCGAACAATTGCAAACGTATCATCAGGCAATTCACGCTTGCTGACAAATAGCATCCGTTGACGCTCAAGCTCATCCTTCATGCCGAACAACTTCCGCAACCATTTCATCATGCCGGGATTTCATCCTCTTGATCAGGTTCCGCCGAAGCCTCGGGCATTTCAGGAGACGCTTGCGGCTCAGGCTGCTGCAACTCAATCAGGCCGCCGTTTTGAGTTGCCTCAAGCTCTGCCTCAACTTCAAAATCATCGCCAAGCACTTCGCCTTCGGCAAGCTGGTTTAACAAAGTCTCCTGAGTGATGGTGCCTGCGGTGTAAAGCTGCAACAGGGCCTGGATCTCTTGCGGCTCAAGGCGTGTGCCCAAGAAGTCGCGATTCACGAAGCTGCTGCCAACCTGCCGCTCTTGCAGGTAATCAGCGTGATACTGCAGGCAATTGTCGATCATGTCCTGCATGTTCTGGGCAATCACCATCATGGTGGAATCGCCTTGGCTGCGATCAATACGCTTAGCTTCAGCAGTCTCTGCACTCAGCTTCTGGCCAAGCACAGCCGACAAACCGAGTTCATTGATCTGCCCTGCAAGCTGATCAAGGCGCTTGAACGACGCGTCAAACGATGCAGGATTGGGTGAAATATATTCAGCGCGACCATCAGCAGGAAATGCAATAGCTTCACCAGGGCCAGCGCTAACTTCCTCAGCGGCAGACGGAAAACCAAAGAACGCGAGCATCGGCACGTTTGAAACGTGCATGATGTTGTCAAGATCGCTTTGAATCTGATAGGCCTTCAGGTTTAGCTCAGCAATATCCTCCATTGGCGGACGTGATTCCATCACGTTCACGCGGTTACTGTATGCCACAGCAAACGGGATGTAATCAAGACTCGTCGTGCCTTCATCGATAATTCGCATCTGGCCTTTACCATCGCGCTGATGAATTTCAAATGCGCCAGGAGTCAGAACACGAATCTGCTCAACTTCTTTTTCGCCGTATTCACCGTCGGGAACGATGACCTTCTCAAGCAAGCGAAGCTGTGTAAGCTTTTGCGCGCCGTTAACAAGTTCAGTGCGCCAGCCAAGGATTTCCCGTGGCGTATAAGTTACCCAATAGGGCCGACCGTTCGATCCAGCAGCAGGAGCATCGACCAACACACCCACATGGCCATAACGTATGCACTTACGAGCAGTTTCATAACACCAAACGTTAAGATCGTTGCCCTGCAGGTCTACATCGAATAGTTGTTCCCTGATGGTGTCGGAGACATCATTTAGCCTCACAGGTTTGCGAGTCAACATACCCGCGAGCATCCGCTCAAGCCTGACGTAATACGGCGGGCAGGTAGAACGCGCTAGACGATTGTCGTAAGCCTCGTCAAGCTCACGCGGCTCTTGTGGCAGGTAACGCCGATGCTTGCGGCGCATCTCATAAGTGCCGCCCAGTAAATCTTCAATCAGGATCCAATGGGGCTCTTGATTTACCCATGCCGCATTTGGATCGTTGACTTGTGAGACCTTTGCCGCCAATTGACGGTCATAGAAGTTGTAACCGGAATACACGGCGCGATCTCACAAGCCTATGGCAACAGTTTAGGCCGATGCCGTTGCAGCAGTCAGTTGCACGCTATTGCGCCCAAGTTTAATCTCAAATTCTTGGCCAGGCTCAAAGCCAAGCTCTTTGATGTAAGCACTACCGACAAGCAAATTGCCATTGCCTTGGACTTTGGTTTTGTGCGTAAGCTTGCGGCCCATCTTCTTGGGCTTTTTCAGGTCAACGCCTTTTGCAAGCAAGAGCGCTTCGTAAAAAGCGGTGTAGTTCAGCGATTCATTACCTTCAGCGGTAATGCTGACGTAACCGCATTCACGGACAAGCTCAGAACGTGGAACGTCTCCGAGCTGACGGCATTTTTTGAGTAGTTCAGTGCCTTCGAGCATGTTCAATAAAAAGGAACACTGAAAAGATAACAAATAAGCTTGCCGCTGTCTAGTGAATGCTGAGATCAAACTAAAAGTCAACGCTTTGGCTTGATTTTGCCTGTAGTGCCAACTCCCTGCTTGGAACGTACATCCGCCACTAACTTGACAAAATCAGATTTAGAATTGACCCCACGCTTTATCATTTCATTAATTCGCTGACGATCAGATCTAAATCGCTTGTCAGTCATTACGTCACGCGCGATTCTCTCATCCTTCGTCAATCGTCGCGGTGAAGACGAAATTTTATTTTTTGTTTTTGCGCGAATCGTGCCTCCCTTTGACGCAAAACGTCCCTGAGCATCGCGAACATAACGGCGAGCCATAACACTACGACGGCAATCTCAATAGATTCTAATGCCGGTTCCCCTGCCAGACCTTGCGTGCAGTGGGTTGAACAATCGCCAGATCACATAGCCTAATGCGTCATTCATGTGATCGTATCCTGCGTCCTTATCAGGATCACCTTTGTCGGTGTAACTTTGCAGCTCAAGGCATTCAATCGTGCGCGTGCAATTCTTTGTGATCTGTAGCCTCACTTGTTCTTTCCCATTCTCCAGCACAGCTTGAACAGCAGCCACCCGATCACGCACGGGAGGATTTGACCGGCCTGATTGGTTGCTGAAGCCATAGGTTTCCAAGATCTGGATGTCGGTCTGCGAAGCGTTTGTCGATCGTGCTCCGCCTGAAGCATCTGGATAGACGTAGATGCGGCGGTTTGGATAGCGGCGCTTGATTTCTTGGGCCAGCGTATCGGTGTCATGACTGCCGCTTACCTCATCGATGACGACTAACTTTTCATTTAGTCTTACCGCGATCACAGCAGACATGTTGCCAACGTTGAAGTCAACGCCAATATGCAGCGGCTCATCGCTTGCGTTAATGCTGTCTACAACATGCTTTTCACGGTCAAATCTGTCATATACCTGGCCAGTGTTTAGGTTTACAAACTCACCGTCAAGGTAAGCCTTTAACAGACTTGGATCGTAATTAGCCTTCAAGCGTTCGACAAAATCATCAGGCAGATGTGGGTTATCCGTTGTCTTCATCTTGATCAATTTGCGATCAGTGCGCGTAAGCGCATCAGGGCTGCCAAATTCGTTGTAAAGCCACTTGAAGCCCTCTGGCGTGGATGCAGCAGCAAACTGCCTTACTACACCGGAGCGAAGACGACCAAGAATTTTCGG